AACTTCTTTGACTAAATTTATACATATATTTTCTCCTTATTTCATTTGATATTTAAAAATTTCTGTCCATTTAAAGTGGGAGATATCTATTTAACTACTAATTCTACTAACCCATCTAGTATCTTTTTAGGTACCACTTGGCAGAAGATAGAAGGTCGTTTCTTACTTGGTACTTCAGGTAGTGGAGCTAGTAAAGCCACTGGTGGTAGTAATGCTAAAACTATTACTCAAGCTAATCTCCCAGCTGTAAAAATCCAACTTGATAGTTTCTCTCTTTCAAGAGGTAGTATGGAAATTACTGGTAATTTGAGTGCATTAACAGATAGAAGAGGGACTTCTTTAGGAGCATTTTCATATGGTTCAGCCACTGGTGGTGGTTTTGCTGGTGGTAGTGGAAGAGAATACTATATTGATTTTAAAGCCTCACGTTCTTGGACAGGAACTACTAATACAGCTCAACCTCAAACAGTAAATTTAGGTAGTGGACAAGCCTTGGATATCACACCAGCCTACTATACAGTTCATATGTGGTTAAGACTAACTTAATCTTTTCCATATATTGACTACCAAGTAAGGTGGCATAATAGAGAAAGCTGTTCCACTTCCTGTTGCTCCTATTGAAGTTACTGGAGAAGCACTTCCTGTCGTTTCTCCTCCTGCTGATGACGTATAATTTGAATAGTTGACATTTCCTGAACCTTTATTACCATAAAAGAATAGCTCCTCTGTACTACCTTCACTTGATGTATCTTTTATAGCATGTCTATGTGTTGGTTGTGTATGAGTGTGAGCTGCTGTTGTAGCTGGGTGTGTATGACTAGGTAAGTTAGCAATAGCTAGTTTTACAGTACTAGCTCCACCAGTACTACCAAGAGAATAAGAATTACTACTTCCAAGTAAAAATCTACCTTCTTGCTTAACCCATGTAGTACCTAACCATAGGCTAGATGGATTCTCATTACCTAGACTAAGATACAAGGAATTAACAGGAAAAGGACAGAAATTTTTAAATTACAAGCTATGTTAGAGAGTTATGAGAAAAGAAAACTAAATAGTTACATATATATAAAATTAATAAGAAAGGAGTTTATAAATGTTATTTTATTTAGATAAAGAGTTAGCAAAACAAGGTATAGCAAAATGTATTGCTGTATCTGAAAAAGAAATAAGTCAAGAAGAGCTTGAAGCAAGAAAAAAATGCTTTAATATTCAAGAAATACTAATTTATGAAGGAATAGATATTCCTCATAAGTTTAAATATAACAAAGAGTTAGATAATATTGAAGAGTTTATTGAAATAGAAGAAATAGCACCTAGAATGTTATCAGAAGAAATTCAAGAAGTAGAAAGTGATTTTGATGAAGAAGTTGAGGTAGACTCTGAAAAACAATATTTTTATCTTGATAAAGCTTATGCTGATAAGTTCAATAAATCTCAAGTAATAGCAGTGTTTCCAAAACCTTTAAAAAATCCTAATCAATATTTTCAAAAAGAGGTATATAGTCATTTTGGAAAAGATATCCCTTTCTATATCTCAATAGATGAGGGAAATATAATCAGAGAAGCAACAGATTATGAAAAATACCAAAGAGGACAAAGAAAACTCTCTGAAAACGAAGTGATATTCAAAGAAAATATCATTATATTAGAACCAGGGCAATATATAGATGAAGAAAAACAAGAACTTATTACAGTTCCTTGTCCTCCTGAATATCTTGTTAATGATTGGGATAAGGAAAATCATATTTGGATAGACTTAACTACTGATTATGATAGAGTTCAAGCTCAGTATGTAGAATATGAACCTTTAGATACTTATTCTACAGTTAAGCAAATGGAAAGACAAGACCCAGCTCTTTCAGAAGAGTATGTAAAAATGATGATAGAACTTAGAGTTTTAATGGATTCATTACGAGAGCAAAAACAAATTTCACGAGCTAGAACTATGAGTATAGAAAATAAAGGCATAGAAATACCTCAACCTAGTGAAGCCTTAATAAACTTTAAAAATAAATTTAATTCAAAATAAAAAAGGAGCGATTTATTATGTTAACAATAGAAGAAGTAAAAGTATTAAAAGGAATTGTAGAAAGAGAAGAAGGAATACAAGATTTAAGAGAGCAATATGAAGAGTATAAAAAGCTAGATACTCCAAGAGGAAAAGATAAGATGGAAGATGCTCATGTTTTAGATGATTACAATGAATTTATGGACAATGCTGAAAAAGTATTATTCCCTGAAGAGCAAAAAGAAGAAGTTTTAAAAGTAGCTGCTTTAGAAGAAGTTGGGGAAGAGGAAATAGTTATTCCTAAGCCATCTAATGCCTTAGAAGCATTTAAAAATAAATTCAAGAAATTTTTCTAGTATTTAATATAGTTCTCTTATATAGTTGAGATATCAATCTTAATTATACAGGAGGACTTATTATGAAAATAAGTGAAAAAAATAGACTAATATACCAAGCATACCTTGATAGTAAAATAGCTGTAAACTCAGCTACAAAAGATACTACATATAGGACTTATAAAAATAGTATGTATGATTTTATGGGGTATTTACATATAAATGAGGGAAATAGATATTTATTGTCAGATGACACTTTAAAAAGAATAATTGAAGTTTTGGAAAGATACATTATCTATTGTAGAGGGCTTGGGAATAATAATAGGACTATTAATGGAAAAATAACAGCTATCTCATCATTTTACAAGTGGGCTGTAAGGAGAGATTTAATTAAACACCATCCATTTAGAGATAAACTGGATAGACTGAAAGTAACAGAGCAAGACAAGAGGAGAGAAAGCTATTTTCTTACTTGGAAACAAATATTTACTGTATCTTTATTAATGGAATTAAATCCTAAAAGGTTTGATACTAAGAGTAGATTACTTTGGGAGTTATTCCTTGATAGTGGATTCAGAATAAGTGCTGTCCATAGTCTGAAAGTATCTCAACTAGACTTAGAAAATAACATGTTTAGAGGAGTTACTGAAAAAATGGGGAAAGTTAGAGATTTATTTTTCTTTTCTACTACAAAAAAATTAATATTAAAGCTTTTAGAGGAAAGAAAAGCTAAAGGAATAGAATTAGATTATTTATTTACAGTTAGGTATAATAATGAGTTTGCACAAATGAGTCAAACAGCTATCAGAAGAAGAGTTAGAAAAATGGGAAAACTCATAGGAATAGAAAAGTTATATCCTCACTCATTAAGAAAAACAGCTATTAATCAGATAAATAATTTATCTGACACAAAAACAGCTAGTGAATTTGCTGGACATAGTAGTACAAAGGTAACAGAAGAGCATTATATACAACATAAATCATCAGTAGACCAGCAAAATAGGATATTCTTAATGAGGAAAAATGCTGGACTAATGTAATAAATTTAAAAATTTCTGTCCATTTAAAGTAGGAGATATCTACTTAACTACCAATTCAACTAACCCATCTAGTATCTTTTTAGGCACTACTTGGCAGAAAATCGAAGGTAAATTCCTAATGGGTACTTCTGGAAGTGGAGCTAGTAAAGCCACTGGTGGAAGTAACTCTAGGACTATTGTTCAAGCTAACTTACCTAATATAAAATTAGCTGTTGATAGCTTTAGTTTATCAAGAGGTACTCAAAATATTACTGGTTCGGCTGACACTTGGACATATCAGAGTGAAATAATTTCAAGTGGAGCTCTTTATTTCAGTGGAACTGGAAAACGAAACTACAATGTTAATGGAGGTTGGTCAGGAACTAGCTTAAAATTAGATGCTTCAAAAACTTGGACAGGAAGTACAAACTCTGTATCTCCTCAAACATCAACCTTGGGAAGTGGACAAGCTCTTGATATTACACCTAGCTACTACACTTGTCATATGTGGCTAAGATTAACTTAATCTTTTCCATATGTTGACTACTAAATAAGGTGGAAGTATTGAAAATGGAGTTCCTTTTCCTAGATTAACAGTCTGAGGTTGAGCTGTATTAGTAGTTCCTGTCCATGAACGTGAAGCTCGAAACTTATAAAAGGGTTTATTAGCAAACTCTGCTGAACCATTACCATACTTTGTTCCTTCAGTATAAAAAGCTCCAGAAAAATTAGAGGACGTATCAATAACACCTAAATCACCAATAATTTCCATAGTACCTCTACTTAATGAGAAACTATCAAGTTGGATTTTAGTAGCTGGTAGATTATCTCCTATTAATTTTACTGTACTAGCTCCTCCAGTAGTTCCTAATCCATAAGATGAACTACTACCCAGTAAAAACCTACCTTCTTGCTTAGCCCATGTAGTACCTAACCATAAAGTTGAGGGATTTTCATTACCTAGTGAAAGATATAGTGAATTTACTGGGAAAGGACAGAAATTTTTAAATTTCTCATCAGTTTCTGTTTTAGTATATGCCCCTACTCCCCCAGCTGTAATGTTAATACTTTTAGCTGCTGCTCCATCATA